GGCAGAAAATGATAAAATCAAGGCAGAAACAGATGCGAAGCTGGCTGCTATGCAAGAGCAGATGTCAGCGCTACTTGCGGCTGTTGCGGAAAAAACTCCCAAAACACGCAAAACCAAAGTAGCCGAGGCTTAATATGTCCCAAACGATGTTGCAACTTGTACAACAAGTCACCGCAGAATTAAACCTTGCTGTGCCTTCTTATGTTGCTGGCAATCCATCTCAAGATGTCCAACAAATATTGGCATTAATGAATGGTACTGGCTATGACTTGCTAAAAGAGTACGATTGGCAAGCATTACAAGTGCAATATCGTTTTTACACTCAGTCTTTAACCGCCAATGCCACAACTGTTAATGGTTCTGCTACATTAACTTTTCAGGCTGGCACAGATTTAAGTGGTGTTACAAGCCAATGGCAGTTATCAGGCTATAACATTCCTCAAGACACTTATGTTGTAAGTGCAAATAACACTACTAAAGTTGTAGTAATGAGTCAGTATGCAACTGGTACTGGAACTCAGTCTGTTGTATGCGCCCAAACAGCTTATGACCTTCCTGCTGATTTTGAAACGATTACAAACCGAACCCATTGGGACAAGTCTAAGCATTGGGAAATGTTAGGGCCAGAAGATGCACAACAATGGCAATGGCTAAAGTCTGGTTATATTTCCACAGGCCCAAGAGTACGCTGGAGAATACTAGATAACCAATTTCAAATATGGCCTATTATGAATACCCAAGAGTATTTAGGATGGGAATATAGGTCAAAAGGTTGGGCAAGAAGCGCCTCTAATGTAATTAAAAACAGTTTTACAGTTGATTCAGATACAACTGTTTACGATGACCGTATTATTGTTTTAGGCACAAAATTAAAGTATTTCCAAGTTAAAAACTTTGATACAACTGCATTATCACAAGATTATCAGCGTTATTTGTCTGTGGCTAAAGCTAATGACAAAGGTGCGCCAAACCTATCATTTTCTCCACAAGCCTCTAGAGTTCTTATTGGCTACGCTAATATCCCTGATACTGGTTATGGTTCATAATGACTGTACCTCAAAGACGAACCGCCAATACAGCTAGTGTTGCTTCCCCTATTGGTGGATGGAACGCTAGGGATTCCATTGCCAATATGCCGCCATTAGATGCGGTGACATTAAACAACTTTTGGCCTACTCCTACTGATGTCCAATTAAGACTAGGTTACAGTCAATTTTGTACCGGCATTACAGGTCAAGTTAATAGCTTGATGAATTACGCTGGAGTAACCCAACAAAAGCTATTTGCTGCTGCTGGAACAACTATTTATGATGCTTCAGCTTCTACTGCGGTAGCCGTTAAAACCATTACTAATGACAAGTTACAGCATATTAATGTAGGAACAACTGGCGGTCACTTTATGGTGGCAGTTAACGGTGATGACGCTGCATTGTTATACGATGGCACTAATTGGATTAGTTATGCCTCTACAGCTACTGCCCAAACAATTAGCACTATTACTAGGGGTGGCACAGGTAATTTAACCGCTACTGTTACTACTGCTTCGCCTCATGGATTAATAACTGGTAACCAAATTGTTGTAACTGGTGCAAGCCCAGCCCAATATAACGGCACATTTATCATTACTAGAACAGGGTCTAGTACATTTACTTACACGATGGCTTCTGCCCCTGCTACAAATGCTACCGTTGTAGGCGCATATACCATTAACTACGCTATTACAGGCGTAAATTCAAACACTTTTGTTCATGTAAACCTATTTAAAAACTTCCTATTTTTTGTTCAAGAAAACAGTATGGAAGTCTGGTATTTGCCTGTAGGTCAAGTAGCTGGCGCTGCAACAAAGCTAGATTTTGGTGGAATAGCCAGAATGGGTGGCTATATTCAAGCAATGGGTACTTGGACTATTGACGCTGGACAAGGCGCTGATGATTACGCAGTATGGGTAACCAATAATGGTGAAACTATTGTATATAACGGTACAAACCCTGATTCTGCTGACACATGGGCGCTAAAAGGTGTATGGCAATTAGGTCAAACATTTAACCGTAGATGCTTTTTAAAATGGGCTGGTGACCTTTTATTACTAACCCAAGATGGTTTAGTGCCATTGGCTTCTGCATTGCAATCTAGCCGTCTAGACCCTAGGGTTAACCTTACTGATAAGATTTATTACGAAATTAGCCGTGCAGCTAGTTTGTATTCAACTAATTTTGGCTGGCAAATTAACTATTTTGCTAGTGAAAATATGTTGATTATTAATATTCCTTCTACAGAAGGAGTACGACAATTTTGTATGCACACTATTTCTAAGGCTTGGTGTAGTTTTTCTAACATCAACGCTAAATGCTGGGAATTAAGCTATGACCAAATGTACTTTGGTGGCAATGGATTTGTAGGCCGTTTTTGGGACTCTTATAGCGATGCTGGAAGCAATATTAATGCCCAAGTACAACAGGCTTATAGCTATTTTGACAGCCCAGGTCAACAAAAACGCTTTACAATGATTCGCCCAATATTCCAAACTGATAACGGTTTGCCAGGCATTTTAGTAGGTATTAATACTGATTTTGATGCCCAAAATAGCCTTGGTACAGTTAGCTTTAATGCTGTTAGTTCAACCCTTGGAGTATGGGATGTAGCCGTATGGGATGAGGATGTATGGGGCGGTGCTTTAGCCCTTACTCGATTATGGCAAGGTGTTACCGGCATAGGTTATTCAGGTGGAATTATTATGAAAGTAGCTTCCCAAGGCATTGATGTACATTGGGTTTCTAGTGATTATGTAATGGAACGAGGTGGAATTCTTTGAGGAAGGTTGTTACTGACAATCAAGAACACCTTAGAGGATGGATTACAGGGGTATTGGGGATGCAATTTAGCCCTTATGCTACCTTTATTGGGCAGGAAATAGATGGTGAAGTAAAGGCGGTAGTGGCATTTGACAATGTTTTAGATAAGTCTTGCATGATGCACACAGCCGCCATAGTACCAAATTGGATTAGTAAGGATTTGTTGTGGGCGTGTTTCGATTACCCCTTTAACATATTGAAAGTAAAGGTTATACTAGCGTCAGTTGCTTCCACGAATACGGAAGCGCTGAAATTAGACCGACACCTTGGTTTCGTAGATAAAGCGTATATCGAAGATGCCCATATTGATGGGGATTTAGTTATATTAGCAATGAGGCGTGAAAATTGTCGATGGCTTGACATTAAAACACCTCTAAAAGGAGATTGAAATGGGTGGAGGCGGCGGTATTGTAGGTAGCATAATGAGTCCAATTTTTGGTAGTCCACAAAAAGTGGATGTACCTGATTACGCAAGTGCAGCACAGAAAACTTCTGCGTCTGATTTGGCGGCTAACCGTCTAAATCAATCTAATCCTTATGGGTCTTTGAATTACAGCCAAACTGGTACAGACCAATATGGAAACCCTACTTATACTCAATCGCAGACTTTAAGCCCACAACTTCAATCTGCTATTACTAATAATTTAGGGCAATTAGGACAAGGATTCAATGCACCTCAGTTTCAAGGTCAAGATATGGCCTCGCAAAACTACTATGGTTCTAGATTAAATCAACAACAGTATGACCCTAACACTATGGTTAATACTCAGTTTGACCGTAGCCAATTAGGCGCTTCTAGCTTGCCCTCTTATGGTATTGACCCAGGACAAACATATAGCGATGCCATTATGCAACGCTTACAACCTAGTTTACAGCGCCAAACACAAGCATTAGACGCACAGTTGGCAAATCAAGGCATTATGCCTGGCAGCAAGGCTTATGAAACTGCTAAGACATTAGCCGCACAAGGGCAAAATGACGCATTAACTAGCGCTATTGTTGGTGGTATGCAAACTGGATTGGCTGCTAATCAACAACAATTTGGTCAAAACTTTAATGTAGCTAATGCAGATTTAGCGGCTAGACAAGCTATGAATCAACAAGGTATGGCTGGTAATAGCCTTGCTTATCAACAGCAATTAGCTAACCAAGGTCTTGGTATGCAAGCGCAAAACCAAGGATATAACCAAGCACTTGCAAGTGCTATGTTGCCGTATCAACAAGCTAGTGCGCTTAAAGGTTTGGCTTCACCTTCATTTGCTAGTTATGCAACAGTTGGGCCTACAAACTATACGGGCGCTATGCAAAACGCTTACCAAGGTAATTTAGCTAATGCTAATGCCCAAAACGCTTATAACAACTCAATGATGAGTGGTTTATTTAATTTAGGCGCTGGTTCATTAATGGCCCCTAAAGGTACGTTTAGTGGATTAGGTGGTGGAAGTAGTTATGGCGCTACTGGAATGAATGCGACAGATTTGGCAGCAATCGGATTGGTTTAAGGAATAATTATGGCTGAAATATTTAATGCACAAATACCTTTAGAATTACAACCAGAAGCACAAGCAATTAGCCGTCAGCAAAAAATGGCTGAATTGTTAATGGCTAAAGGCATGCAAGCTACTCCAGGGCAAACTGTTGCTGGCGGTGTTTATGTTCCTACAAATCCATTAGAAAATATAGCAAATTTATTTAACACTTATGCTGGTTCTAAAGGTTTGGAAAGTGTTGAAAAACAACAATTACAAATGGCAGAAGCATTGCGTGGAAAACAACAAGAAGTTATGCAAGCATGGTCACAAGCAAAAACTCCTCAAGAAAAGTTTGCTTTAGGCACAAGCCCATATGCACCCAAGGAATTACAAGTTGCTACTTATGAAATGCTTAAACCACAAAAACTTGGCGAAGGCGAAACTATTAGCCAAATGAATTTTGGTACTGGAACTTTTGAACCTATGGCCCAAGGCGGTCAAAAAATTGCGCCTGAAATTCGTCAATCTATGCAATTGTTAGGAATTAACAAACCTTTAGACCAATTAAATCCACAAGAATTAAAGGCAGTTGAAAGCAAAGCTATTGAATTTAAGCGTGCTGGCGCAACAAATGTAAATGTAAATACTGGTCAACATGGTTTTGACAATGCACTTAAATTGCGTAGTGACTTTAGGGCTGAACCTGTATATAAAGGTTTTGAAGAAACTAAAGCTGCTAAAAATCAAATTGACCAAGCCGCCAAAATGGCTTCTCCTGCTGGAGATTTAGCTGCTGCAACCAAAATAATGAAAATACTTGACCCAGGTTCTGTTGTTCGTGAATCTGAATTGGGTATGGCTATGGCTGCAACAGGAGTTGAAGATAGAGTTAGAAATTATGCACAAATGGTACTTGATGGCACAAAATTAACTCCAAAACAAAGAACAGATTTTATTGATTTAAGCAACAAACTTTATAACGCTTCTGCCGAACAATTTAATCAAAAGCGTGGAGAATATGTTGGTATTGCTGAAAGAAATAAATTAGATGTAGAGGCTTCTGTTGGTGCGCCTGCTTCAATTAAAGGAAACCAAGGCTGGAGAATTAAATAATGGCTGAAAAAGAATATACAGTTGTAGCCCCTGACGGACAAGAAATAACACTTATTGGCCCAGTTGGTGCAAGCCAAGAAGAAGTTATTGCACAAGCACAACAACTGTATAAGCCAAACCAAGCACCAAAAACAGCCCCAATAACTTCTGATGTTCCATTGGTTGCTAGTCAAATGCCTAAACAAGTTCCTATTCAAGAACCTAAAACTTCAATGATGGACAAGTTAAAAGCATTGTATGAAGTACCGGCAACCATTGGTAGTGGCATTGTTTCACAACCTACTTCAATGATTTATGGGCTTGGTAAAGGCGCTATACAAGATATATCTCAAGGCAAAATGCCTACTGCTGAATCTAGGGATATTAACTATAGACAAGCTAGGGAAGCAACTCAATTTCAACCAACTTCACCTGTTTCTGTAGGCGCTTTAGAATCTATTGGTGGTGCATTAGAAGCAGCCAAAATACCTCCTTATGTTGGCAATATTGGCATGATTCCTTCAATGGCACAAGCAAGTAAAGTTATAAAACCATTATCACAAGAAGTAGGTCAAGCAATTCAACCAGTTACAAATAGAATGGCACAAGCATTGCGTGTAGAACCATCTATATTAAAAACTGCCCCAAGTGCAGAAGAATTATCACAAACATCAAGAAAATTATTTACAAGCGCAAAAGAGTCTGGTGTTGAATTAAATGCTAAAGACTTTGCAACAAATATGGCCGGTATTGGTAAAGAATTGCGTAATGAAGGTTACGACCCACGCTTGTATCCTAAATTAGCAGTTGCTTTAGATGAAATGACGCAAGCTGGAATTCCTAAAGATTTCAATGAGTTAAGCACTTTGCGTAAGTTTATTCAAGGCGCACAAAAAAGTGCTGACCCTGATGAAAGACGCTTGGCAACCATGTTAAAAGATGATTTTGATACTTATGTTTCAAATATTCCAGAATCT